GACACCTTGAAGGATCTGAACCTTGAAAGATGTTGGCATGAAATTACCGGTGAAAGCCATTTAACTTCTCCTTAATAAATGGGCGGCTTTTTCTTCCCCGCCCTGTACACAAACTTGAATACAGGTAGCCCTCTCGGACTGCGCTGCTCTCTTTAAATACTCAAAAATTGTCTTTTCAATCTGTTCTCTAAAATACTTAGCCTGCTCACGGATAGCCGGAGGGGCAGAATCAGCCACCCCCACAATCTTGTCGGCACAAACCTCAGCCAAATCCTCTAGCGGTAATCCACCAAACTCGCTGGTTTTGACCATCGGGCTATAGATCTGCCCCATCTTTATCTCAAACATTAGGTCCTCACCGCCTCTGGCGCACGGTACTCATACGCCGCTTCTGGTTCTTTAATTTCTGAAAACTTCTTAGCCACGAACTTATCATCTTCTATCCCAACAACCAAGGGGTCAGCAAGACGGTGGTATCCGTAGAGTTTTGACTGAACTGGCTCGTTGCTATCCAGCAAAGAAGACTCATGGGCAATCCCAACCTTTATCCCGCGCTCCATAGCCTTAGCCAATAAGAACTCACAACAAGCCCTTCCAGCCTCAGCAAAATGCACGACCTTCTTATATGAGAAGTCGATACCATAGAGGTGCATCTCAGCCACTTTTGCTGCAATGCCATATCCAATAGCGTAGGCTACCGTATTGTTGAAGTACCCCGTACCACAGGCGTTCATGACTTCCTCAAGCGGGAACTCGACCAAACCCGGGCAACGACTATCTAACTCGCAGGTATAGATTGGGCCGGGATGGCTCTTAAGTACAGACCGCATAATCCCCGTCTGGGTGCCAGCATCCTCTGAGTCAAGAAACCGGCTTGCCGGGTCCATCATAAACACCCTGTCATGGAACACCACGCCTGCCATAGCATTGATTGCCCAGACCTCATCAATCGGATTGGAGTGGGTTTTAGCTAGCACAAACTGACCGTGGGACTTGCCCATAGCCACGATGGCGATCTTCTTACCGGACAAATCAGGGATCATTTAACCGGGTACCTCACCTGACCAGAACGATAAGCATCCTGACGATCCTTGGCATCGCCCAACTGTTTGAGAAGCAGCATGGCTTCGTTGTAGCGCTCTTTGTACATATTGACCACATCAGCCTCAGACTTCATAAACGATGCTGCCTCAAGCAGGGAGCCGTACAGAAGTATTGACTCAAAGTTATCGCCAAGCCAAGACGTACCAGCCGACACAATTGAAGTTGGGTAGTAGAAGTAATGCAACTCAACCGTATAGTTTGAGTTAGGCATCGGCCCAAGGATGAACGTGTTGTAGTCAAAAACTGCATAATATTCGGGTAAACCCGTATCCGTCTGACTTGGAAATGCCTCACGAATGAAGTTCACATCCTTGTTCAGAAGGTACAGATAGTCCCCGGATGCAAAAACTCGACCATCAGGAAGCGTAGTAGGCGCGTTGCAAACTACTGCCAAAGAGAATGTAGAGAGCCAATCCGGGGGTAATGCTAAGTACTTATTGCCGGAAGTTGTAGCCCCAACCATGTTTTTACGAATGGCTGGGATCTGAACAGAGTTATAAATCCGCTCCTCAGCATTTTGAACAAATGTTGCTATCTGTTCAGCCGATGTAAGACCGCCCGACCCCACTACCTGTGGAAAGTCGTTCTCACAATAAGCCTTGATTGCAGCAGTTAGTTCGGTGTAGTTCATTTAGCCCATCTTCTTGGAATGGCTGTTTCCACGGGTCGTGTTTTTAGTTCCACGAGTCCGTTGGGTTTGCGTGTTAGGCACGTTGTTAGGATACCCATTGTTATTGGGCACAATTGGTACTTGTTTGACTGGCGTATCCATATTAGATCCCCGTTTTACGAACCATTGACATGGGCTTCTTTTGGTTGGCAATTTTTGCCAGATTCCGACCCATTGCTTTCATCTGTGCGTTAGTCTTGCCACCCTTAGCAAACTTTTTCACATTTGCATCTGGATGAGCCTTAGCGCCCTTCTTTTTCATGTGTGCCTTTAATGCTGCTTTCATATCCATGTTTTACTCCTTAAGTAGTTACTGTTACGGTTCCTATACTACCTTGGGCTACCAAGTTATTAGGTGTTAGCCCATTATCTCTTGCGCCCCCAACAGGGTTCCACCCCCACTGGATAATCCTACTACCCCCAGATGGCTCACCAAATGCATCTGAAGCGTCTGGGTCTGGCGGATTAATGTTTTCAACTTGTGTTCCTGTTAAACCTGCCTGTAAATATGACTTATCGTTTCTAGGATTCTGTAAAGCCTGTGGGTCGTACACGGGGTACATACCTAATTGTAACTGTGGCTGATCCGGTTCCCAACACGTATAACAAACCAGCAAATTGATGTTTTTGGTCTTTATGACTATTTTCTTCAATTCCTTCAGTTTGTAACGAAACCCGCATCTGTCGCACTCCGCTATCGCCCATTTACCAGAAGCAAACTTTGGACCCGCCATAGTTCACCTATTAATAAAAATACTGCCGTGGGGCCAACCGCAGCCCAGCCTTTTCCCGGTCTTCGCTTGAACCAAGTAGCCACTGCTCCTCATAGGCCGCCTTCAACATCTCCAAACGTGGTGCACCCTCTGGGATCTTCATGGCAATGTAGTACGCCAATCCAGCCACTAAGCAGGGCAGCATACGGAAAGGTATGTCTTCTGTCTGCATACCATTACCCGCATCTTGCAGGCGGCGTAGGCGCCAATATATGAACGAGTAGTAGTTGCTTTGATCCGGACTAGGCCAAACACAGATGTTGGGGAGGTTAATTACCGATACCGCAGCACCCGCTGTATGTGCAGCAGCAGTCGTGTTATTCACGCCACGAACACAGTTTTGCAGGGCATTGCCAGAAATCTCGTTGTACCCGATGGTCTCAGAACCAATCGTAATGAAGCCTACATAGTTCAATCCAACCACAGAACTGAGCGTGATTGTGTTTGAAGACGAGGTAATAGTGCTACCTAAAGTAATGTTGGTGGGGTTTGAGGCCCCGCTTTGCCGGTCAATCCAAACCTGAATTGGGCGTCCTTGAGCGTTCTTATTGGGTATCGTGGCGTAGGTCGAGGACGAGATCCGATTGATATTAATGTCCGACTGGCTGATAAGACCAGAGTCGGTGCGTACCACCATGTCCATTAAGTCAATGGTATCGATAGGTAGAGCATAAGTAATCTGTGCCTGATTTAAAGGGATAGATCCTTGCTCAATAGTCCAAAGGTTGATACCCCGGTTGGCCCACTCAATAGTCAATAGGTTCAGGCTACGACGGGCTGTACGTAACTCGTATCCAGTACGCAACTCGGCACCGGCACGCTCGTATGCCTCTTCAACAAGTTCGTTGAGTTGCAGATTAAAGTTGGTGGTGCCTGTTGTACTCATCCTATTTTCCTATGCGGAGCAACTTTTTTAGCCACCCTTTTAGGCTGGGCGACGAACTGCTTTCCTGCGGCTTTACCGGCTCGCTTGGCTCGGGTGGTCGCGGCGTACTCTTGCGGGGAGAGCGCTTTGATGGCGCTGGAAGGGAGGTATCTTTCCCCTGTAGCCTTCGGTCCTTGCGTAGATGGTTTGCCACTCTTAGTTCTCCACTTTTGTTCAGTCCATGCTTTAAGACTTTTTTGAGGGGCTTTCAATCTTTGTACCCGCCACCAGATTTTTTATATTGCATAGCCAGCATCTGGGCTTTACGGGCGCTCCACTGACCCGGAGCACCACCCTTGCCGCCAGCCTTGATGCGCTCAAACAGGCCCTTACGCATGCCGGGTTTGGTGTAATTACCAGCTTCGTTTACACGAGACTCGCCGCCCTCTTTAAATACTTTGACCTTATTCGGATCATCCTTACGTTTGATCGTCTTAGCCTTTGGCATCTTAGAGGGATTAATTATCCCCATACCCCGACTTGGTCTCATTTAACAGGCCATCCCACCTTTGTTCATAGCAACTTGCTTACCTTTGGTCTTGCCTTTTTTAGCAATACCGTCAGCTTGCTTGTGACCACCAGCCAGCCCACCAGACTTCATCTTCTTCATACCGGCTTCTTTCATCTCATGCTTAAGCATAGACTTGGGGGCGCCTTTTTTCTTCATAAAGGACACTTCCTTCTTCATCATTGCCTTTGACTCTTTCATGACTCCACCTTCCTTTTTAGTGAATTCCTTACCTACGGACGTTGGTACGCCCACCTTTTTTGCAAACTTTGGGTTATTAGCCACCGCTTGCATGAATTTTTCCTGCTTTTTAGAGACGGCTGGCATCAGACCATCTTCCCACGGGTCTTACCCCGTTGAGCACAACCATCAGCACGCTTAGAAGCAGAAGACTTTACTTGCCCGCCTTTTTTCATATACCCCATTTT